CAACAAACTCCAAAAGCTTTCTATAATTTCTTGTTTTATGGTATCGTATAGATTTAATATTCTCTAGAAAATCATTATTCTGTAATCTCTCTATTCTTTCATAATCATCATCTAGCTCATCACCATATCCGAATATAATGGGATTATTTTCATTGTTAAGCTCTCCATGAATATTAATAATCTTGTCATTTCCATTTTTAATATATAATTTTTCTGCCGTTTTTGTATAATTAAAATTTAGAATCAAGGTGTTTGGTATAAGATTCTCTTTTTTAAAATTGTCATTATTAAGTTTCTTATCAATATAGTACCTCAGTTCTTCATCCTTTGTCAAGCATTCATTATATGAAAGATCTCCATGCCGGTCAATGTCAAAATCAAAACGTATATCCATATTAGAAAAAAAAGAGTTAATAAATGCAGTTTGCTTACAAGTGGCAACTTCTTCAAATTCTACATAACTTGAAAAAGCATCTTGTATAGATTGATGTTTTTTCAGTTCTGTGTTTTCAGTAATCCTAGTTAAATATTTTTCTAGCAATCTTTTTACACTATCAAACTCTTTATTAAGCGTATGGATACTTTCGTTTTGCTTTTGGTAATTTTCTTCTTGAAGTAGCTCTTTCAATGCCTTATAATATTCATTTTCTATATCTACCCAATTCACAAGAGAACATTGATGAGATATACGCTCAAAAAAATGATTTGTGAACGTTAAAGTAACTGTCACATTTGAACTAGGATCATTATTATGCTCATCAATTAGTGTATGCAATTTCCATAAAGGACTATCTTCTTTATAAGAAGAACAAACTTTATTAACTCCGGTTTTATCATATTCTTTTCCAATTTTTATAAACTGATCTTCATAGTCATTAAGAGGGTGTTTGCCCCCTCCATATTGTTGGTCTAACAACCGCCAGTATTTATCATAAATCCCTTCTTCAACAGTATCCCAATAATCATTTATAAAATCTTTATATCCAGTCTTTAAATTGTGAGCTAAATCAAAACCGTTACCAATAATTATAATTCTATTCATACTGGAGACTTATTTAAGTTAATGAAAAATTTCATAACTCCTGAACGGAATCATGGGCATATTTATTTTCTTCTGCCATTACTTCTCTCTTCCTATTGGAGCTTTTGGGGGGATAGCTTTTACTGTATCATTGGTTACCATCAGTCAATACCTATACTCCTTTTTCTAGAAATATTTCTTTTCTTAATAATTCAATAGCACTTTCATCTTGCCAATAATCTCTATTAGTGATTTTTTTTAACGTCATAGGCTTATTCGGTCCAATGGTTGTAAGATAAGCTACTATTTCATCAAATGAAACATTAGGGAAAGGTATCGCTACCAAAACATAATACTCAATATTCTTTTTAATGGTGTAAGAAACTAAAAAACCATCGCAATCAGACATCAAATATACACCATCAGGAATCATTCGTTCTGTAGTTATCTTCCATAGCTTAGGAACAACTTCTGAATCAGGTTTTTCAATCTGCTCTCTTATAGTATCATAAAGTTCATCCATCAGAAAGGTATAACCGAATTTTGCAAAAAGTATGATATATGCATTTTTCAACAACGCAACAGAAAGGCGTGTATCATCTACTTTTTTATTTTTATTCTCAATGGACAGCGCCATATCTTCCGCTAGTTGCTTCATATATTCACTTAATAAAGTAGGATTATTCTGTTTAAAGCTATTAGTCATTATCATTCGCCCATCACTACAGACTTCTAATTGACCATTAAAAGTCTTATCAGCAACTTTAACTTTAACGTCCCTTTTTGTTCCTGGTATAAAAATAGAATTCTCATAGTTTTCAATTCTATTTATCAAGTAACAGTCCATAGATGAGCCACACGTATTATTGCATTTTTTACATGTTAAGGCTATTCTTTTACCTCCTAATTTGTCTTGTGGTGCATCTTCTTGTGACAATTCATCCATTTGTTCAGCAGTGAACTTGTTCAAACACAAAGGACAAATGTATTCATTATTGTATGATGAAATATTAGCTAACCAACCTTTTTTATTTAATATATTAAGCTGTTTTTTAGACTTTTCAAAAAATGATTTTGTATCCATATCTTTTCAAATAAATATTTTTTGCAAAAATAAAAAAACAACCTGCCAACGTTAAATAAGTTTCTATGTTTATAAACATAGAAACACAAAAAATAGCCACTTCTAAAATATATTTATTTTAGGTATATATACACAAGCACCCCTATAGCAATAAAAATAATGATTACATATATTTTATCTTTGTGTAAATCCCACCATGATAGTTCTACGACAATTTCTTTTTGATTTAGCAAAACATTAACCTTATTACTTATAGTATCAAGTCGATTTGAGAACTGCTGTAAAGTAATAGACAATGTTTCATCAACTTCTGTTCGTTCCTGATCCTGCTTGGATGCAGTAGTAGTACTTTCTTTAATCGGATGTTGTTTCCCTGTTGAATCTGGAGCAGACAAGTAAACTGTTTTATTCTCAATCTTCAAATCACTCAATTTGTCAGTAGTAATTTTTATCTGCTTATTCACATCCAGCCGTAGTGATTCAATTATACTTTGAATACGACTCAATTCACTGGAATAGTCTACCTGCTTTTGAGTTTCCATATTCCGGGAAGTCTTGCAGGAGGTAAACCATATTCCCAACATCAGGAATATGGTTATATAGATTAGCGCTTTCATGGCCGGATCACTGTATTACGAAGAAAATTAGAAAATTCACTCCTGACATCGAAGCAGGGACAAGCCTTGATATATTCTGCCGGCTCTACTTCACCACTGCCGTCCAGATCCGGCGAAGTATCACGGTGTCCGAGTACTTCAATTATAGGATATTCCTTACAAAGCTTTGCGACCAATTCGCGTAGTGCTGTCCTTTGAGCTGGAGTACGTGTATCTGCAGGTTTTCCAGATGCGTCCAAGCCTCCGATATAACAGATGCCAACACTATGCTTATTATACGAAGACTTTGAAAATCCTTTGGTATTACAATGCGCTCCGTCAATGCTTAACGGTCGCCCATTCTCAACTATTCCGTCAAGATCAACAATGAAATTATAACCAATCTGATTGAATCCCCGAGCCCGGTGTATCCGGTCAATATCTTTGGCTCGTAAATCCTGTCCGGCACGCGTGGCCGAACAATGGATGATAATTGCATCAATAGTTTTCATTTTTTTTCCTCCCATTTTAATTAATAATCACTTGGCGGCTGACGTTTACTACAACCACGCACATCACACTTCTTTATCTCGGCTTCTTTAAGTTTAAGTTCCAGTTCATGTTTATCGTGGATGAGTTGGAGCTTCTCAGCTTGTTCCTGACGGAGTTCTACATAGATTGCATCAATCTTTGCATCACGTTCGGCAAGACGTTTCTCCAACCAATCAACCTGTTTACGTTCATTCTCATTTTCCATACTATCAGCCGTAGCATCTTCCTTGCGAGCATTTGTTTTACGATTTACCCAAAAGGTTACAAGCCATGTGATTGTTGAAGTACCACCTATTGCTCCCAGTACTGCTATCCACTCATTTACTCCCATATCGTATCTTTCATTTTAATACCTCGCTACAATCATCAATAGCTGTCTGAAATACTTGTTTCACTTCGCCAAAGGTTAGCCCATGAGCCTCATGTAGCGAGAATCCAGTTACTCCATTTCGCGAAATATTGAAGAAGCCGACAGTCGTTTCATCTTTGACAATCTCGGCAGTAATATCTTTCACCGCTTCGGTACCACGGGTTGACATTCTGTACTTAATCCTGATAGCGTCCGTAACCTTAGTTGTGGCAGTACTGTTAGTTGATGTAATATTCATTCTTTACCTCCTCCTTCAATTAGTTCATTAATTTGCCCGAAAGCACCTGCCGTAAAGACATCTGCACAAATCTCCTTTAAGAGAGTAGCGTCTTCTGTTGTAATCTCAAGTATTCCTCGGTTATTTATGATTTGTTGGAGCATATTGTAGGCACGTAGTTTTTTTGCCATATCCATACCTGATTGAGGATTCATACCGGCAGCATAAAGCGCTTCCGAAACCATATCACGAAGAAACTGCTTCTGTTCCTTGCCATTGACTATTTTAATGGCTTCCTTACCTCTAAAATCTATTAAAGGTTTGTTTAAATTTAATTTCATAATCATTAATATTAAGCGATTGATACTAATAGTCCTTTTCTGAACTTCATATTACTACCAAAATCAAAATCAATTCCTTGGTAATAGTTTATACTTCCATCTGAATTCCGGCTTGTAATACAACCAAAATTATCGGCAAGGCATAATTCACTCGATAAAGAACCTTTCACATAAACTCCTCCATCAAAAAAGCCAGCGTATGTTGTACTAGCCAGTGGGTAGCTTCTGTCTGATGCATTTAGATTCCTGGAAGCATAAATACAAGCTCCACCAAAATTGGAACCAATAGATGCGATCCCAAAACGTCCGTCTGTTTCTGCATTGAAAGTAACGTTAACAACGCCTTCTTTTGCCGTTCCAGAACCTAATTTCAAACTACGAGATGTTCCGCCAAAATACCCTGAACGCGTCCAAACGAGACGTCCATTTTCGATAGTAAAACCACCTATGAACCCGGAGTCAGCATCTATCCTGCGAACCTTTATCAAATCAGTATTCAAATACCCGCCTACAACAATTGTAGTACCAAGTTTTGCATATTCGACTGCATCCTCAAATGCTAATTTACCCAATCCGTCTCGATCAATCTTGGAGTTAATCATTGTCTGCAGATCACTATGCAGTGCGGTGATTGTAACAGCACCTTCCAAATTAATTTTAGATGAATGAATCGTCGTTTCACCTGCTGCCTGGTTAATATAAGATATAAGCGTATTGCCGTTTTCCAGTTCTTTAGAAGCATATATCTTATTACCGTCAGCTGTAGTAATCCAACCTGCAGTATCTATCCGCTGCGTCAGGCTGTCAACTCGAGTTACTTGTGCGGAGATTTGAGTATTGAGTACTTTCAAATCGGCTGTACACTCATCGGAATAGCTTTTCAGTTTGTCGTGAATAGCTTTGTTTGCTTCTTCAACAGCTGTATTAAAACTAGCTAAAGCAGAGTTGAATAGAGTAAACTTATCATCTACATTCTTTTTTTCCTCAATAGTCGTTTGTCCATCTGCAATAGCCGTATTTATTGCAGCAATAAGATTATCAATAGCACCAAATAAGGAAACCTTGGCATTAAGTAAGGCTGTTTTTGCAGAACCTTCCAAATAGGTGTTTACATATAGTTTGCTATATGTCGCTTCAACGGCAGATTTCGTATTTTTGACTGTATTCAAATACTTCTCTATCGCTTTCGCTTCCGCCCCGTCAATGATACCGTCCGCAAATGCGCCATCCACATAATCATGTAAGCCATCGACTGAATCGGCAGCTTCTTGTGCAGCTTTAGCAGCATCTGCAGCGTCCTCTAAAGCTTGTATCGCTTGTTTCAGTGCCTCGTCGGAATATTCCTTTAGTTTATCCTGTATTGCCTTATTAGCTTCCTCAACAGCTGTATTGAAAGTCGCTAAGGCTGAATTAAACAGAGTAAACTTATTATCTACATCTCTTTTTTCCTCTACAGTGGTCTGTCCGTCAGTGATGACCGTATTAATAGCATTTATAAGGTTCTCAATACTTCCCATCAATGTAACCTTAGCATTAAGCAAACCGATCTTTGCAGGCCCTGATAAATAAACATTCGTATATAGCTTATTGTAGGTCGCTTCGATAGCTTGTTTGGTATTGTTGACAGTATTGATATACTTTTCAATAGCTTTTGCTTCGGCTTCCGTAATAATGCCATCCGCAAATGCCCCATTCACATAGTCATGTAAGCCATCAACTGCATTATTAGCTTGTTCCGCCGCCTTCGCAGCATTTTCAATTTCTTTGTGAGCTGCTTCCCATTCAGACAAATTCTCCAATCCGGAGGAACCGGCTTTAATTTGAATGTTACCGCCTATCTCACTTTTTACTAGATCGAAATATGTATCACCATCCGGAGAAAGGATTCTTTCTGTTGTTACGCGGCCCGGCAGAATTTCAGTAAATCCGTATAACTGAACAAAACTTCTACTACCTTCATACTCGCTGTTAAGCACTCCAGTGAGTAAATGATAATATCCAGCTATCTGTTCCATTTTAATAGCTGTTTCACTCAAGAGGAATGTTCCAGCTTGATTCTCCTTGCCAACTTTAGCATATAGATAATATTTCTTTTCCGGGTCAATGAGTGCCGGAGAATTGTATTCAGCCATATCCCAGTACTTATATTCGTCTGCCTTATGTGAAGAAGAAAGAGAACTAATGCCGAGTGTTAAATGCTGAAGGATTCCTGCCGGAGCGTTCAGTATTCTTGTGCTGGCATTATAAGTAATATTGTGAGATACCTGAACTGGATTCGTTTTTGAATTGACAAAACGGAATTGCAGGCTTTCATCACCTACAAGCAGTTGCATGGTTGAAACGGTTATTGGATTGACAGAGCCGGAGAAGTTCAGCAGTGCATCTTCAAGCATGGACATCGTTTCCTTTGCATCCCGGAACCGACGCTTAGTAAACTGCAGGGCGTCCTTATGCTTGATATCTACCTCTACTTTGTTCGTCTCAATCTTATTCAGATCACTTGAAACAGATGTACTGACTGGTTCGTTTGACAACTCTATTTCCGGAGAATATGGATTATTAATATAGCGTTTGATTCCGATCATGCGAATAAGAGAACCTTCCGGATGAAATTGCGTATCATAGAAATCAACATACCCTCCGAGTACTATTTTACCGCCTATCTCCAACCAGCGTTTTTTAGCCCAAATGCCGTCCAATGTCCCGGTAAATATGAATGCTTTATCTTCATGTTCATACAGGTATTTTGCTGCTTCCTTGAAAGCTTCCCAGCTCGCACCTGTTTGTGTGCTGTCATTACAGATATAAGCCTTCGGCAATTGCATTCCGAACACTGCGTATGTATCACCAACCTTCGGGCGCCAGACTTCCGGTTCCGGCATTGTTATCCCATCGATTTCTTGCGGAACAATTTCAAATCGACGTGCCTCTTTCTTGTCTTTCGCTTCATGGATATACTTTACTTCGAACTCCTTGCCTGTAAGCATGCCGGTTTGGAAAATGACAGTCATACTTTCTCCAGCTATGAGACAATCTTCGAAATTCAACTCTTCCGGGATGTCTTTATCTACAAAGTCAAAGAAGTTATTCTTCTTGTTCACTTCAATAACAGCACTGACAGTACCGACACGGGAAGGATAAATAGCTGTACAGTCCAGACTATCTTCCTTTGCTGTTGTAAGTTCTTTATCGGCACGCATGACACAAGTTCCATCCGCATCGGTCTTATAGATACGCGCCTTAGTAGAATCGAAGCCCTCTTCATTCTCAAATTTGATTCCATCAAATCGGATAGTCTTATTCTTTGGAAGTAACAGGTACTTAGATCCGTATGTAGAATAATCAATATTGCGTTCTGTAGTTTCTACCAAAATTATTTCGGGTGGTATCTCCCCGGATTCGCGACCAACACCGACCTTAAAACCGTGGCCTTTACCATACGACAGTTTCAAAGGGTTCTCCTTGTTATACTCAACTTTACGCAGATGGATAGTCTTAATTTGTTTTCCTTCAACCGTTTCTTCAATGATCTGCCATTCTGTTTCATATAGTTCTGCAAGTTGATTGAAAGCATCAAGAATATAGGTGTGATTGTAGTTGATTACTTTTTCCGTTCCTTCAATGCAATCACCGACTTTCCAACCGGTACTCCGACGGTTCAGGTTTTCAACGAGTAGACGTAGGTGTTCATGTGGCTTGGCTGTATATGAGAATTTAATACTTCTGTCAACGGTATGACGTACTTTCCACAGCATAGCATCAGCCTCCCCAGTTTCCAGAATCAGAGTATATTCGAAGTTACGTTCACCGTTCTTCTTGAAATTGCTATCCCTCTTCAAAGAATAACGCTTCCCGTAGAAGTCACACCAGGAGCCAACCGGAATTTCAATATATCCCGGATGCGAAAAATACAAAGTGAGTGTATATTCTCCCATGATAGCTTCATAAGAGTAGCTTTCATCCTTTACTTCAATGTCTATTTCCTTATCACCATTATGCAAAGTTATCATATCACCAGATTTGAATTTATATTATAAAATATAAATACATAAGTGTAATGAACAGAGTGATTCATCTATTCAAAAAGATAGTATTCATTTTATCTATTGCGGGTCATTTTTTACATAAGTTCTCTCGGGACAAATGCAGCGTTGAAAGATTTTTCCAATGTTTCAACAAAAAGCTTCTCTCAAAATGGATATTATAAGCTACCGGACGGGCTGATGATCCAGTGGGGAGTCGGTGGAAAAATAGGGGATGTTAAAACTATATATCTTCCTGCTTCTTTCTATGATACAGCTTACAATGTTGTAGCATGTTCTGGTTTTGAACTCATTTCTGAAGTAGTGGTTTCTGCCGTAATGGTATATAATAAAAATAAATCAAATTTCACGGTTGTACAACGGCACGCGAGTAATGATAGAAATGGTGTTTACACAACAGGATATCCTTTTAATTGGTTTGCTATTGGACGTTGGAAATAATAAAAGATTGGGACATGAAACTGAATATAAACTGTTTTAGTAGAAAATTAGGAGCTATTTTAGTGATTATTTTCCTGCAAAGTTCTCTCGGGACTACGTATGCTTTAGCTGATCTATCGAACGCAATGAGCGTAAACCTATCCTTGAACGGTTATGCAAAATTCAATAATGGATTACTTGTACAATGGGGCAGAGTTGGAGGTTCATCTACAGTTTCGTATAGTGTGACTATGCCTACATCTTTTTATAATACTGAATATAAAATATTTGCAACTGTATATAAGCCTAGTAGTGACTCCGCCGTATATTCATCATCTCCTTTGGCAATAAATAAAACAGTTAGTAGATTTTATTTGAATAGAAATTATGCAAGTGGGGGTACTACTGGATTATCACAAGAATCATGGGACTGGTTTGCGATCGGGCGTTGGAAATAACTAAAAAACAAATATTATGAAGTATTGGAAAAATGGATTCTACGATGAACCGGTAGACGGTTCAGTAGAAATAACGGATGAGCATTACAATCAGCTATTAGATGGGCAGTCTAACGGTTTACTGATAGTTGAAAGTAAGAATGGATACCCGATTTTGGTAGAATATGAGTACGACATTGAAGAAGTGCGAAAAATGAAAATATCTGAAATACAGGTATTTGACAAATCGACAAATGTCAATTCTTTTGATTTATTGGGTAAAAGCATGTGGTTAGATAAAAGTACACGTGTTGGATTATTTAACTCAATTTCGATTGAAAAAAATGCTGGTAAATCAGATACCGTGTTGTGGTATGATGCTATAAAGTATATCATTCCAATTTTTGACGCTTTAGCTATGTTGAATGCCTTAGAATTGTATGCACTCAACTGCTACAATGTGACACAATCGCACATCTCAGCAGTCAAAGCATTGCAGACTATTGAGGAAATCGAAAACTATGATTATACGGTCGGTTATCCGGTGAAACTTAGCTTTCCCGGGTAACCAGTCTTGAAATTGTATGCTTCAATTTCTTCTTTTGTGTATAGCTGATTGATAGAGTTTATATGCCTTTGCGTCACATTATAGCACGCAAGGGCATATAACTCTATCTGTTGCAGCATATTAATGGCCTTCTCGATAGAGAGAATAAACTGCGTATCACCTAGCCAAATACTTGTTTCAGATCGTCCAGTTTCTCTTTCAATACTAATTGAGTTCATAAGTCCTACACGAGTATTCTTATTCAGCCATCCAAATACTCCGTTTATACTGAATTGATTCACTGCTTCAGATGAATCGAACAATCGTAATTCATCAAGTTTTTGCGCCCTGATTTCTTCGATAGTAGCCTCGTGCACAACTAAGATCGGATATCCTTTTTTGCTTTCAACTATGAGTAATCCAGCAGATTGTCCGGCTAATAGCTGATTGTAATGCTCATCCGTTATTTCTACTGAACCGTTTACCGGTTCGTCATAAAATCCTTGTTTCCAATACTTCATAATGATTATATTTAGTTTATTTCCAACGTCCTATTGCAATCCAATGAAATTCCGCATTCGATGTTCCGTTTCCTTCCGCTGCATAAGTACATATATAGTTAAAACTAGATTTAGTTTTAGCTAAATAATTAATAACCCAACTTGATAGATCAATTAAATTACCTTTCATAGCACTACACGCCAATGAATAATAATCATCATGGAAAGAAAGTGGTAAAGTAATAGTTCCCTGATATGAACTACCGCCAGTTTTTTTCCCCCATTGAATCATTAGCCCGTCCGGTAGCTTATAATATCCATTTTGAGAGAAGTTCTTTGTTGAAACATTTGAAAAATCTTTCAATGCAGTATTAGTTCCGAGAGAACTTAGTAAAGTTTTCTCTGCATCAGTCATAAATTTTCTTGTAGTACTTTCTTCAATCATTGATGCTGGATGAGAAGCCGGATGAGAGTAATTATTAGCTCCAGAGGCTATTCCACTAAGTTTTGTACGTTCTTCATCCGTCATAAAACGATGCGTTTCATCTTCTTTAATGTCCGATGCTGTATGATTATGAGAACTTGATGCATAATTACCCTTGGGTTGGTATGCTGAATCGTGGTTGTGATTACCGGCGGCTTTACTATTCCAAGTAGATTTTTCTGAATCTGTGACAAAACGATGTGTAGAATCGTCTGTAATATCTGTTGCTGTATGCTTATGTGATGAAGCTGCATAACTACCTTTAGGTTGATATGCGGAATCGTGGTTATGATTACCTGCAGCTTTACCATTCCAAGTGCTTTTTTCTGCATCAGTAACAAAGCGATGAGTACTATCCGGAGTAATATCCGTTGCTTCGTGTTTATGCGAACTCGCTGCATAACTTCCTACTGGCTGATAGACCCCTGTATGAGTATGATTCGATGGGGACGCACCAACCTCGGAAGCTGTATAGGATGGTTTACTTGCAGCCTTCGCCCATGCAGGAACATCACTTGCTGGCATGGAAGTAGGAAAGTCGCTAATCTCTGATACTTTGTGAGTATGCGCTTTAGGTGTACGTGCGTCACTTAGTCGACTATCATTTCCTTGGCAAACAGTTCCGGAAGTTGTGCCAAAGTTCTTATTGAAAGCTGTATTTTTTGAGAATACAGGTTCGTATATTCCTGCATGGTTATGTGTATCCAAAGCTGCTTTCAAAACCTTCCCTTGTTCGGCAGAAAGGACCTTGCCAGTACCACCACTTGTTAGGTTGTTGACAATATCGGAAACGTTGATTTTCTTCCCTAACTCTGTTGCCATGGTAGCGGCGAAGTTCGGATCATTATTAAGGGCATTAGCCAATTCAATAAGCGTGTCGAGGGCTTCCGGTGCTCCAGCTACAAGTGCATCTACTGCAGCTTTTACTTTAGCATCAACTCCAGAAACTGCGTTATTGGCGGCCTGTGCTGCCGCATTTGCGTTATCTGTGGCAGCTTTAGCAAGAGCTGTTTGCGCTACTGATGCGTTTTTGGCTGTATTAGCATCATCAGTAGCTTTTTTCGCTAAAGCTGTTTGGGCTTCCGATGCAACTTTGGCAGCGTTAGCCTCTTCTGTTGCTTGTTGGGTTTCTTCTTTGGCAGCATTAATACTTATAATTGCTGCGTTAGCGTCATTAGTAGCTTTCTTTGCAAGAGCAGTCTGTTCAACTGATGCGTTTTTGGCAGCATTTGCATCATTCGTAGCTTTTTTTACAAGTTCTAGTTGTGCGGTAGCATCACCTGTAGCAGATGTCATTTCTTGTATAATACCGCTATACTCTGACTTACGTTGGGATTCGGCTTCTACACGTTCTGTTTCAGCAGAGACACGCCTAGTCTCATTTGAGGAACGAGTATCTTCTGCAGCTTTGCGGGTATCTTCATTTTGCTTTCTTTTATTTTCTTCGGATACTCGGGCTGTCTCCGCTGATTTACGTTCTGTTTCAGCGGACTTTCTTTTGTTTTCTTCTGATACTCGGGCTGTCTCCGCTGATTTACGGTCTGTTTCAGCAGATACGCGTTCAGATTCGACAGTAACGCGATTATCTTCGGCTGTCACACGTGCAGTTTCATTCGTTTCTCTCGTGGATTCGGCTTCTTTTCGTTCATCTTCGGCTGTTACGCGATCTGTTTCAGCTGTAGAACGTGTTGTTTCAGCCGCTTTTCGTTTGTCTTCTTCCTTCACACGTTCCGATTCTGCAGAAGAACGTCCTGTTTCAGCGGTCTTACGTGCATCTTCATTATTTTTACGTGCTTGTTCATCTGACACTCGTTTATTTTCTGTTTCAACGCGGCTAAGTTCTGCAGATACACGTTGCCCTTCAGCGGTCGCACGAGCTGCTTCCTCTGCTTTACGGGTATTCTCATTTATGATACGTACTGATTCTGCAGCTGACCGGGCTTGTTCTTCATTTGAACGATTTCTTTCAGCATCGATACGAGTAGCTTCATTGCGTTGTCGAGTATCTTCATTCGCTTCTATTTGGGTTCGGGAATCATCAGCCGCCTTTGCTGCGTCATTGGCCTTCTTTGTTGCTGCAACTACGTCATCATAGGCTTTCTTTATGAATTCAAGACTAACTTTTACACTTGTTTGTACGCCATTCACCATTTTAACGCCAATAGTGTACAATCCTACCATGCTATCAGCAAGCGTTAATTCGCTGATTTTTTTCTTTTTAATTGGCATAATTTTTTAAGTCAATATAAAATATTCCATCTTCTGTTATGATAAATTCTCCTGCTTCGGATGCAAGCAGGAAATCTGTTTCTCCAATCCGGAAACTAGTAAATACAAGTTTCAAGGTAAATTCCCACCATACCCCATTATTAAGAAGAAAATTGTTTGTCTGGCAACTCTTATAATAGCAAGGATAGCTTTCACTCCACTCATCACAATAAAATATACGTTCAGCATCAGAATACTCATATCCTTCATCATCGACCTTAGCAGACAGTTTTGTGAGATCATAGAGTAGGGCATTGCGATTACGCCAGAACGCTTCAATCGTCCCGGTCCGCATCAGGCATTTGAGAGATACTTCTTTGGTTTGGAATTTCACAACTTCACCGTCATAGATTGCTCCATCTTGACGTTTGAAATTCTGCAATAGGTTCTTTTTTACTGCCGGAGTTTTCAATATCTCGGCATTACTACCTGGAAGAACTATTACGCCATAATCGGACAAATCTTTATTGTCTATTTCATAACCCTTTGGCATAGCGATAGAATTAACAGGGTCCTGATATTCATAATTTGCTTCATGAGGAAAATCGTTTGCAAAAACTATCTTCGCTATTTCAAGTCTAGGATAAATTGTATAGCTATTCTGTGATAACAAACGTAAACGATATGTTTTACCAAGAATCGGAAAACGGAAATTATGGTATCCCATATCGGAAAGGAGCGCTATTAATCCACCAAATCCCAAGTCATCTCTAAAGCCAAATTCTATACTAATTTCGCTTGTGTCGAGGGCAACCACAGAAAGATCAAATTCTTGTCCGTCTTCCTCCGGCCAGTCGTTTTTCTCCGGATCTTTCAAAGTAGGGAAGGCAACAAGATTATTGTAGCTCCCCTTTATAATTGAAATACCGTGTTTGGTATACATATCTAATTCATCTATTAGTAATTGTCCTTTCATCGCTTCAGTATTATGCCTTTTGTGTTTAATGTATCAATACCCAGCTTTATAGACTCTATGGCTTTTTCAATCGCTTCAAGCCGTGCTGTATGGCTGCTTATATCAGATAGATAAGTGATAACAATATCATTGTATTTCATTATTTCTCCCATATATTTATCCAAATTTGAAAGATATGCGAGTTTTTCCGCTATTTTATCCGAATTAGACTGGAGATGCTTTACACCTTCATTAATTGAATATGTATGAGAGATCATAACAGCAAAACTACCGTCTAGCTTATCTGCAGAGTCTTGCGACATAGAAGCAAATCCTTTCTTTGATGCCTCACGTTCTTCATCATCATCTTTGCCAAAACCATATATTTCTGATAATGCATCTCGTTTAGCTTTCATTTCATTGGCAATCTGTTGGCCTTCGGCTTTCAATGCATTATATTCATCCTCGGTCATACCATCATCCATTGCATTATATAGCTTTTCCCTCCATTCAATCAACCGGTCCATATAATCCTCCTTAAGCATGGAATTAAGAATGGCATTTCTCATATATTCTTCGAAGTTGTCTGCAAAATCACCACTATCGGCGTCCATATCAGTAAGCAAGTCTTGGAAGTCAGAGCGGAGAGAACTGTAATCAATAAGAGTCGTATCAGCAATTTGTTGTTCTAATACTTCCGCAACCTTTGCGACACCATTTGCTATTTGATCGGCAAATTTTTGTGTATCGGAATCTAGTTGTGACCAAAATATGCCTGCATTCTCCTGAAGCTTTGCAAGTTGATCATCTGTCAAATCAAATAGACCGGTCATACGTCCGCCCATTTTCTTTTTGAAATCATCAATAGACATTCCTAGTGTGTCCGCTGCTTGTTTCCAACCTTCCCAGGACATATCTTCAACTTCACTATATCCCTTCGAGTGTGATTTTCCAGATGCACCAGAATTTAGATACTGTTGTCCTAAAACCCTAGCATTTTCACTTTGCAATTTTACCATTTTAAGCGCTTTTTCATAGGCTGCATTGGCATTATCTCCTGTAAGAGTTTCAGCTAATTCCAGTTGCTTTTCGATTACTCTATCAAGAATACTGATATAAGACTCATACGTTTCTTTCGCTTTCTCGTATTTCTCCGTTGTATCGTCTTTGCCGAACAAATCAAAGATTTTCATTGCTACCTGCATTGCTGCGCCAATAATCGCAAGAATAACAGACGCTTTTTCAACTGTACTAATAGCGTTCGCTGATGTATTTGCTGCTGATTCAACGCCAGACATAGCAGTCATTGTAAATGCTCCGATATTACCAATCAAAGAGATAATTTCTCCAGCAGGTCCACCGATCGTTTTTCCAAGTTCATCTATTGTGTCCGCTAGTTCTGATATCTGTGCTCTGACTTCTTTCTCTGCCTTTTTAACTTGGTTGTCTTTCTTGACAACCTTATCTTTTGCTGCGTTGTAGTTTTCAGTTTTCTTTTTAACTTGCTCCAAGGCCTGCGCTTCGGATAAATAGGCTTTAGTCGATTCTATTTTACCTGTTTCCGGATTGTATTTAGAGGATTTGATCCCATTCTCAAATTTAGCACCTCCTTTCACAGCCTCGGCTTTTATCCGAGCATTTTCTAACTCGATTTGCGCATTGGCTAGCTCTTCTTCAGCTTCCGCTAGTTCTTTCTTCTTATCAGATAATGACTGAAACGGATTACGGGAATCCAATTCGTCCATGATGGATTGAATTGTACTCGTATATTCGCGAAGTTGATCAGGAGATAGAACTTGTGCCGCTGTACTCTTTGCATTCTCTAATTGCGTTAAAAGGGAATTAAGAGTTTCGGAAGAAGTTTCTTTCAAGTTTTCGAAGGCGCGAACATATTCTGGGGATTCTTTCAACTTATCGTAGTCCAGTTTCATTAACTCCATTCCCTTATTTTTCGTTGCTTGAGCAATGGAACGGTCTATCTGTTCTACCTGATTTGTATCTCCATTCTTCGTAGCTTGTTTACGCTGTTCCTGTAACGTTGCAATATCCTCATTAAATTTTCGTTCAATCGCAAGACGCTGGTCTGTATAATCCTGATACTGATTCAACAGGTCAGATAAATCATCTCCGCGATCAAACTTTGTATTGGTAGCGATTGTAGCTTCTTTTGCTATATTATCGAATGAAGCAAACAGTTTTTTCGTAGATTCTGAATTGATGAAAACATCTGCATTAAAAACCTTCTTTTTATTTTGAGGATTGATTTCAAAAGCAGCTCGTGCATCTTCTATTACTTTCCGTTTCTTATCCTCGGTTTCGCGCTTAATAGCCTGTAATTCTAGCCGATGATTGAGTGCTCTTTGCCTTAGAACCTTTTCACTGCTTTCTTTAAGTTTATTGATTTCAATCTGTTCAAGTTCATTTGCTGAATCTTCTTTCATTCGTTCCTGGTCAAACTTCTGTTTCTCTAACAGGAGTTTATATTTTTCTTGTTCTTCACGTAATTTTTGTGCCTTATCATCTTGCTTGGAAAATGAATCATAAACTTTTAACTCTTTCTCTGCTTCTTTTAGCTTTTTGATGTTTTCTTTGTAGGCAGTAACGACAGTAGCATCAATCCCTTTGAAATTTCCAGCATCCATCAATTTCTTTTGAGCCGAAGCTATTGAATCTAGTGCTTTCGTTGCATCATCTTTTTGCTTGGTCCAAAAGGCTTTATTTTGAGTAGCGGCTTCTTTTTGGGATTGTACATGAGCCTTAATAGATATAGAATGTACCTTTACTGCTCTGTCAACCTCACCTTGTAACAAATCCACTTCTTTAGCAACAGCTTCTCTATCTTCTTTTAATGCACCAGTATACCCATTTCTGTTATTTGTTAGGATGATTTGGTTGTCTATTTTTTGTAAGCGTTGTTTTGCCATAACTAAATTAGTCTTAGCTATAACAACATTTCTTCTTGCTTCTGCTTCTGCTATTTTATTGGTTAATTCTAAGTCATCCATATCTTTCAACTTCTTCAAGTCCATATCTTTAAAAACGGACTTCATTAAACGTTGCAGTTGAAGCAGAGCCTTATATCTTTCTGTAGTGGCAGCCGCATCGCTTCGTGCTATAGAGACAAGACCTTGAATCTTATTCTTATAATCTTCTGCTCTTTGTTGGCTTTCTTTTACTGTTTTATTGAATCGGTATTGTGCTTTCTCTGCAGCAGTTGCACGGGTAGCATACTTATAAATTGCATATCCGAGAGTTGCAGCAGCTGCAGCTGCTAAAATATAGGGATTTGCCAACATGGCTGCAGTATTCTTTAATAGGGAAGCCGTATGCATTTTAATTGTTGTAATCATTGCTTTCCTTGTAGCCATCTGTTTTACTTGGGCAGCAGTAAGGACATTTTCAGATACAGTTCCGGCTTCAACAGCTTTCTGGTACAATGTCATTTCATATTTTTCCATTTCAAGCAATGAAATATGTATTTTCTTAACAGCATTTATAGCTATAATAGAACCTTTATAGCCAATAAAAGCACTAGTAAGTGTCACTATCAATGTTCCCAATATTCTTAATGATTCTTGTGCATCTCCATTTTCGAAGGCTTTGTTAAAAGAAGTAGCAATAGAAGATACTTCTTTTAAAATCTCTTTTCCAAGGGGACGAAGGGTAGCTGTTATATTATTGCCAAGTAGTTTCATTTGATTTTCGGCAGATGAAGCCATTTCTTTAAAGGCTGCTTCTGCTGCACCGGCAGAATTATTAACTTCGTCTAGATCGGAAGCTGCTTCCTTGGCCTTTTCACCAGTAAGCATTAAAGCGGCTTGGAGTGCTTCATCGGTACCCAACAATTCTTTCATTTTGGTTGATGAACCACCTGCTTTGTCATAAATAAGTTGTAATGCTTCTTGGAAAGTACGTCCTTTGAATGCAGCGTCTCCCAACTGGTTGGCTGTACCTAAGATAGCAGCACGTATTTTCGTCATTGCTTCCGAAGTGGGAACACCTTGTTTGGTGATTGATGCTACTGCGCCCAGGACTTCTTTTATATCAATGCCAAATGATGCAGCAATAGGTGCTGCTTGGGCTATACTTTTGCCTAGTTGACCAAAATCAGTCTTACCTAATCGAACGGTGGTAAATAACTGGTCCGAAACTTCCTGGGCTTTAGAAGCATCCAATTTATAAGCATTTAGAACTGTAGTAATAGCATCAGCTGCAGTAGCAGTATCGGTTACTCCACCAACAGCAGCTTTTGCGGATGCTTCCAACACTTTCATTCCGTTGGCTCCATCATGTCCGGCAGATACGATCTGATAGAGAGCTTTGGCTGCTTCGTTTGCTTCAACGGGAATAGTACGAGTTATCTCCATAACTTGATTCATGTAATCCGTTAAGCTGCCTTTAATTCCATTTGAAAGAGTAGCAACTTCTTTCATGCTTTGTTGAAATTGTTTTTCAAAGTCGTATGCACCTTTGGCAGCTCTGGCAAATGCGATACCTGCACTAATGCCGATCCCACCGAATACATCGAAAGCGGTAATTTCACTGGCCATTGCCTTAATGATTCCCATCGCTTCCTGACGCCCGGAATATAGTCCTGAATTATCTATGCCTGTTGCGAAATACAACGCTCCATCTTTGTTCTGAATACCCATATAGCATTTATTCTTAAAATATAAAGAGGAGCCAAAATTTGGCTATTTCAAGAAGAATAAGCATCTTTGCAGTGTCTTGACCAAGGACATTTTTTAATCTTGCAAATTGGGAGTTGATAAGCCTACAGAAAGTATAATATAGGCTATCAATTCCCTTTGCTACATAATCCAATTTGCAAGATAATAGATTATGGTCCTTGGTCGGAATAAAAGGGGAGAGATAGCCTTTTTCTATAATATATAAATCACTATTCATTAGCGCCATGACCAAGGAAAATGAAAACGTATCCATAGCGAATAAAAGTAGCTATACGGAAGAAGAGATTAAAGCTGCCTACGAGAAAGGGAAGAGTGAAGGAAGAATTGAAGGGATGCTCTCTTATCAGAAAAGATTGATTAAAAATCTACAGCAGGATAATGCTTCTCTCAATCAGATGCTTCAAGAAATGAAAAAATAATCCCCTGTATCTTCACAGACACAAGGGACCAAAAACAACTCTAAATCAATTTAATAAAAAAACAGTTAACCTAATATATAAACACAATGGCAAATTACTTTATCTTTTGACTTTCCCGTTAATATCATAATATCTTTTCATCCGGATCTTCTCGTTTGGATTATCAAAACTTGGTAGCTCTATCCATTCATAGTCTCGTCCTTCGACTTCTCCGTCTTCATCAGTCGTTTTATTTCGCTCCCTCATTACAAAGGAGTACTCCTGAAGCAATATCTCTATTAATCCATAGCTACTATCCAGCGTCTCATTAAAAGTCAATCCTAGAGCTTCTTTTACAATAACTAAGAATCTACTTTGGTTGTATCCTTCCAGCTTTGTAGATTTTTCCGAGCGGCTATTATCTCCGTCTCTCGCAATGGGCTCACGTTCCGAAGCATCGTGATAGAGGTACAAAAAGGGTGATATCCTATTCGATATATAATTGCATTGAATAATATGCGTATATCTTCCCATGTGGAATTGTCTGCAAGAGCTTGTTTAAACCATTTTGGCGGATCACTTGGCTTATTATGAATACCTAAGCATACGATATCAAGAAGCAGTTCTCCGTACTTATCCATAATTTTTGGAAAATCTTCTGGCAGCTCTCCCTTTTTTACAATCATCCTATCAATATCTTCTTTTTCAATTTCAAGAAGAAGCGGACGAATTCTAAACCATGTCCGGACGGTAATTGGTTTTATTACAATACTATTACCTGGGTCCTTTCCATTAGGAATAGAATCTCGGTTAGAGAAATCAAATGGGATTCTTACAGGTTGTTCTGTAACAGAATCAGATTCTTGTTGGAATAAGTTTTTTATACTCATAAATTTCATCAAGGAGCCTAGTCAGTTGTACTTCCTGACAATATATCCAGTTATTCGCGACTAACCTTTAATACTTTCGGCTCCATCCTTCAAATAGTTTGTTCCTGTGAGTGGATTCGAACCACCGGTCTCTACTAATGTAGTGCTTTAACCAACTAAGCTACACAGGAAACCATTTTTACTCTACTACTTCTTCGCCTTCGGGATTTGCTGGATTTGCCGGGGCTTCTCCGCCTTCAGACACGCTTATAACTTCACGCATAAAAGCAGCCTTTTTTTCTCCGGAAGCTGTAATGGCTGCCTGCATATATACACGTATAAGTAACAACTCCGCTTGCTCGGAACCGGGAGCTTGTGAGATCTTAGAAGTAATCTTACCATTAACTACGGTATAAACTACCTTTTTACCGTTTTTGGGTAATGTTTCACACTGGAATGTCTTTGAGATAGAAGGAACGTTGATTGGTTTCTTCCAGATGTTTCTTCCGTCAGCTGTATCAATCTCACCACCTGCTAACTCTTTAAGTACTTCGTTAGAAGGAGTAGGAATAGAGAGCTCGATGTAATCTGTTGTATCTTTTACAAATTCAACATACAAAGGTTCATCGCTTCCTTCCGTTTCGACTTTTACTTCTTTAGGATCCGCAAAGTTGAATACTACACTTCCTTTTGTCGGAAGAGGAAAATCTTTGAGGTCCGCTCCTGGAACACCGTCTCCGACTGTTCCAAATTTAATTTTACCTACGCCCATAGCGATAGGTCTTACTTCTCCTGTCATAATTATTGATCTATTAAAATTTCTAGTCTAATATTTGTACAAGCGAATTTCTCTTTCAAGTCCGGCATTGGAACACTCCAGAGAACTGTCACTTCTTTACATATACCGTCATTGCTATTAATGGAATCAAGCGATTTTCTTACTTTACGCTTAATTTCCTTCATGCGTTGACGTTGGGGCATACCATTTTCATTCAAAGGAACAAAGATGTTGACGTTGATAGGCACTTTATTAATGAAGTCGAGTTCATTCAGTTGCAGATGATTGATAACGATATGTTCATTGGTTAAGCCTGCTTCCGATTTGTCCTTGTAAATCATAACATCGGTGCCCGCAGCGACCACAGCATTATAGATTATATCAACAGCGTCGAATTCATCCATAATCAAATCTTGCTAAAAACTGATTTCAACGTATCCCTTAGATACTTCTCACATTGCGTATTAGCTCCTGAAACTACTTCATACCCTTTAGCTTCTACGGCTGCCGCGTATTCCATTCCTGCAACACCAACCAACACATAACCACCGGAATGAGACAGAGATACTTCTTCTGCAAGCCTACGCCCTTTATACTTACCGGTTGTCTTGTCAGTTCCTTTTTCACTTTCAGTAAAGTTCTCTGCAACCACTTCTCCGTTTTTCGCAATTATATATCCGATAGATGAACGAAGATTGCCAGTCTGGTCCTTATATGAGCCGTTCCGGCGAGCTATATCGATAAACTTTTCACCTCCTGCCTGCAGCAATACAAGTATCTTGTTTTCTGCTTTGCTTTGAAAGTGATCGAACCAACGTTCTAGTGAATGTTGGTCGAATAGGGGAGTCATGCCATTTTTCATACGTTGATAATTGAATGTGATTGATAAGATTCCCAACAAATAATTGGTACATCTACGCCTTTGGAATCAACTTTCAAACGCAAAAACTTACTGTCTGCCGGCGGTTGGATTTTGGTGTAAAAATAGCCATGTACTTGCGCTTCATCACCAGCAGAATTACGTTTATAGACAACAGTACCATCACTTACAGGATCATAACGTCCGGGAACGGATATTTCAATCGGTTTCCCCGGAACCCATTCACCGTTTACTGTCTTTCCGTTAACGTCGATAGTGACTATCGCTGTATGTGGATATCGTTTTACCATCTGTTACCAGCCTTTCCTTTGATAATGATTCGTTTCCCGAGTTTACCGGCTTTCTCCGGCTCCCCGTTTTCTATATACAGTTGTTTTGCAGTCTGGACATAGAAAGAACGGGGATGAGTGATAGAAAGCTTATTCTCACTGAAATCCTGTGAGTTTACTAACATGGCGTACGTATCAGCGACACAAAGACCAACTTGCTTCATGTTTTCAGTAGTACATTCCGCTTCGGGGTTGATGCCCCGCTTGACGAAGACTACCTTATCTAAGAAGCTTTCCATATCCTCAATAGAAGGATATTCCAGTATTGTTTCTCTGATTGTTGCCATATAGTTTACTCTTCATCTGTTTTTTCAGTATCTTCACCTTCTTCCCATGCTTGGCCATCAGTTTTCATGATGTACATTGCATCAGGATCATTAATTACAGGAATTGCGTTGGCTTCCGCTTTAGTCCACTCCTTGAACGGTTCCAGTTCAGACCATTTGCTGATGAAAACAAAGTCTTTTTTCAGCGTTGTAGCTTTCTTCTTGTATTCAACAGAATGTTCCGCTGCGATAGGACCATGCTGAATGTCGCCACACTGTAAATCTTCCAGGAAACAAATATTAGCGGATTCCCATGGATTTACAGTAGTACGTTGATGAGCAGCATTCTCAATACGAACAGACGGACTTACAAGAACAATCTGGACACCTTCCGTATTCTCTTGGGCAGCAAGGTATTCATTGATAACCTTTTTGGAGATAGTCAGTTTTTCTTTCTGATTGATCCAGCCTTTTACCTTTTCAATAACAGCCTTTTGCTTCTTCAATAGAGCAAATCTGTCTTTGCGCATTACTACGTATTTGATAGTAACACCTTCGGCAGAAGCGGCAACCACAGTGTCCTCAATATCCTGTAAGCCGTCGGCCGTTGTAGACTTAGACCAATCCACAGCAGCAACTTTCTTGTTTTCATTAGGCATACCACAGCCTACAAATTCTTCGGTAACAATGCCATTGTTATTGCTTGAATTGAGAATGAAGCCACCTTTAGACATCAATTGCATACACCACCATTCGAAACGGCCACGAACAGCGTTATATACGAAGTCTTGATCTTTAAAAGCAAGGTCTAGAATTGATTTCAAGTCTGCATCACCTTCACAATCCCGGCTAAGTTGCTGGTATTCGTTCCAGTCGCTTTCGTTCATACCGCGTTTTACGGCAGTCTTAGGGATATCACCTGACATCTTGCCGATAACTTCACGTTTCTTTTGCGGTGCGGAAGAATCGAATGAAATAACATCAGCGATAACCGGTGCACCTTTTTCGCCAGTAAGAGTTTCCCATTTCAGAGAGTTCTTCTGCTTTACACCAAAGAAATTAGGGAAGAATACCGGCTTAACTTTACGCGAGTTAAGACGGGCACCCATATTCTTACGGTTCACTTGTTTAATTAAACTTCTTTCCATACATAATTATGAATTAATGGATTACACAAAACGGATAAAATGAAGCAATTCCTTCATTGCTTCGTCAATAGGGTAGGGCATTACTGCCTCATTTACAGTACCACGTACCAGAAGTCCTGATTGCTGGTTAGCAACCGTTACATCAACCTTGTTCATTGTAATAACTTCTGGTACATATTTGAACTTGGCGGCTTTGGCATCAGCTTTGGCAGTAACAAGAACTAATACATTACCTATCTCTGCAGCTCCAATTGGTCCAGCAAGGGTTATCGTATCGTAGCCTGGGTTGGTCTTGTCGATTGCAGAGATTACATCAGCAGCTCCAGTTAAGGCACCACCAACAGTAACAGCCTCTCCAACTTTAAACACATGATTCTTTGCTATCTGAATAGTTACTGCATCAGCATCCGCAACTGCCGTAATTCTTCCGGTCTTAACAGTATGATAAAGACCGTTAGCATCCTTACCTACCATAACAAGCGGAGGAAGTTCATCAATGATTCCCTTCAGTTCCGCACGGGCAATAGTACCACCGCCCTGAATGTCCTCAATAATCTTTTCGATTCCGGGAGCATACTGAAATTCTTTTTGTTTTTTTCTGAACATAGCTTTTAATTATTAGTTATTATTCATCGAGGCCAAGACTGGCAGTTCCATTATTTGAGTTTTCTTCGTCTTCCATAAGTTCTAGCCATTCTTTTTCAGAACGTTCTTTGGGCTTGTAGGAATTAGGCTTGTAACCGCCACCGGCGACCTCATCATCTATTACCGACTGTCTGATTTCAGCGTATTCTTCTTGCAACTCTTTAATCTGATCTTCAACAGAAGTTTCAGAATTGACATCAATACGGTTAAACCACTTTTCAGGGAGTTTTGCATCTGCAAATAGTGTTCTGGCTGATGCCTGTTTCGTGGAAGTTGTGACTGTTGATACGACAGAAGATACCGATGCGGTCAACTCGGAGATTTGCTTCTGTTGGGCTTTCAATAGCTTAACTACAGATGCGGGCAAATCTTCGAAGTCTTCATCATCGTCTTCTTCATCATCGTCTTCGGATTTTACTGTTTTCTTAGTCTTTTTAGCCGATTTGATAGGTTTACCATCCTTTAAACCATTGTTCTTTTCATACTCGGCAATAGCATCCTTTTTCGCTTTTTCTATTGCGGATGTGTTTTCAAGATCAGGAAGAATATTGTCTTTGAACAAGGCAATATAAGTATCAATATCATCCTCCTTTTCGATTTTGAAGAGTTTCTGAACCTTTACAGCGTACTTTTCATTTACACCTGCGGCTTTCAAGCTCTTTTTAATTGCATCAATGATTGTCATAACGATTTTCTATTAAAATATAAGGGGAGTAAATTTTTCCTGCTTATATATTTTATTCCGGAATCAATGACTATATTTGCAACATGGATAATAAGAAGAAAGAATATAGAAAGAAAGCTAAAGAACTCGCTCTTCAAAATGGATTCGATCAAGTTTCCTATTATGGAGAATGGAACGGCTATTTAGCATATACAGTATCCCGGAAAGAAGATGCAGGATGTTGTATTGGTTATCCTCGCTTTATCCTTGTTAAAGATAGTGTTGCTACGTTAGCACCATATACTCAATCAGAAGATATAATGGGAATGACTTCCATGCCTAAAGACCATGTAGATACATTACTATAATTTTTTCACTATTCCGTCAATAATATCAGTATTTACCAACAAATTGTCTACACGTAATACATTAACTCCATATCTCAAACTTATTTCCTTTGATAGTTCTCTCCAATTTTTCATCTTTCCAGTTTGTGGGTCATATATTATTATTTTTCCATTATGTAATTTTTCCAGAGTAATAATATGCCCAGAATTCTTGCCTTTCCAAGCAAAATCAATATGATATCTTCCCGGTTCTTTTACTAGTTCAACTAATTCTTTGGTTAACTCTTTTATACTTTTGCTTTTTAAAGCTCCCGATCTTGTTATATCATATATGCCTCCTGCAGTCTGTTTTTTAGGGATAACCATAGTCTTGGGGTCGATCCATGCCCAATTGGTCCGCATTGATAACTCATATGGAATGTTCCCTGTCTTTTGAAGATTTGGTAGAGCTGTAACATTATATCCACGTCTCCTCAATTCATTAGCAACTACGCAAGACTGGCAATTTACACTATATTCGCTTGCTTTTCCATAATTAATGTTTCCCCGTAACTCATTAGCTTCTTCGAAGGTCATTTCTTTGCCTTTTTTTACACCAATCTTCTGTTCTATTTTGGCTTGGTTGAAGTTTCTTACAAATCGGTCGTCCCATCTTTTTTGAATATCATTCTTTTCTGCATCAGTTTTGATGCGCTTAGGTATGGATGATTTTTTATTAAAGTATTGTCTATCTAATTCTTTAAAATATTCAGTTATATATGAGGGAAGTTCTTTTCCTGTATTACGAGCCGCCCAAGCTTCAGCAAATGCTTCAGATGGTGTTTTAAGAATATCACATTGAGACTCTTCCGCCCATTTCTTAGCGATAGTTTGCCATTTTGAATCTGATGATACTAAGTGTTTTTGGTCAAAAACATGCCCTATCTCATGAAAAGTTGTAGATTTACCGTCAGTATTAAAGCGCCAATGATGCCCTGTCCTTGCCATATATTCAGTTTCAATTTTGGCTTTAGCTTTTGTTATCGCATTAATACTTTTGGCATTTATACCAACTAATGTACCATTCTCAACTTTCCATATCTCATTTTCTTTGATTCTTATTATATTCTCCATTGTAATGCCATGATATCCTTTCTTCTTGATAGCATACCCTGATAGATTTTGCAGATTCTTTGCGCTTCCAACAAATAAAGGCATATCTTCCTGGGGAAGTGTTTGCAATGCTTCATTTAATGCATTGGCAATATCCAATGATAAGTCGGAAAAATCTGCATATTTAACACCTAACTTCGTTGCATAATTTTGAGCTTCTTCTACGCTCTGACTTTCTTTGAAAGGAGATATCGGCTCAATTACAGATTGTTTAGACTTCTCGGGCTGTTTTACAACTATTTTTAGGCGCTCATTTACATTCCCGTCTTGCGTAAAGTTATCCTTATACCAGAAAGCCGATTGTAAACCGTCTTTATTCTCGCTAACAAACTCCTTTGCTGCCTGGGGAATATCAGTAATAACCTGCTCTTGCGGAACCGTATCATTTAGCAAGAAATCAGCAAAATCTTCCGGCTCCATGGTGATAGGAGTGGCAAAGCAGATACAAAAAGGATGAAAGCCTGTAAACTTGAACGTTTTCGGATATTTACCTACCATCGCATCACAGATCTTGCACGGTCCTCGATTATTGGCCGAGCGATGTACCTCAATACCTAATATGAAGTCCTGTTTGCTCCAACGTTCATAGTCCGCACTACGATAAGCAATGTTCGTAGTTGTTGCAGATGTCCGGAGAGCGTTCTTATATGCTGAACGATAAACACCTTGTCCTGGATGATAATTCTTCATTGGTTGTGATAATACCAATTCACCTTTCTCATTCCGGATCCTGCGAAAGCGTTTTTGGGGATTTTGCAAAATTTGCCGTATATCGCTACTGATTCCGTTTGCATTACGTCCGGCAACTACGCCACTATCAAGATAGAATTCGAGTTGCGATTTCGTTTGTTGCGTAATATTCCAAACTCTATCAGATAACTTGAATCCGTTAGCATCTATATCGTTCTTTAGAGTTTCAAATGCAGATAAGCTATGAGCGAACATACCATCTTTTGTTGCACTGGAAATAGACATTCCCTTGATGAACTGGGAAATAAAATCATCATTCTTTTTTTCTGCTCGTTCCCAACCGTCCTTTTGAAATGCAGAGATATTAGCATATAGCATTGATTCAAGATTCAGCAGTTCCCGGTCAACTGCACTCTCTATTCCCTGATTGCTTATCCATACATTGTTTTTCCCCGCATCAGACCATTTACGGAGATACGGGGAAACAGAAAGTATAAACTGATTAAAGATATTGGCTATTACGGCCTGCTGTGCAGCAATTTTCTGTATATGTTGTTTATCGTAGAAAGAAAGTCCGGGCATAGATTATAAAGTTGCTCCAATAAATGAATTATTCTGTGCAGTCTCTTTTTCGTCTTGCTTCTTACGATTCAATTCTGTTTCCACATCGTCAGTGTATGGTGAATTCTTTATAATCGTTTCCTTGCTATTGAATTGAGAAGCAGTTTCAAGGTTCTTGAGTTCTTCAGCTAGATCTTGTGGGAGAATGCTACCAAACTCAACCTCAATGTAGTTATCATTTAATTGCGATGCATATTTAGTGTGCGTAATATTCGCCATTCCAGCCTGAACTATTGCCACTGTACGTTGAACTGCCGGGCCGAATATCTCCATTTGTTCAGATGCCTTAATCTCTGCATCAATCAACATAAAACGACGTGAGGTACCACTAAGGTTGCCAAGCCCCATTAGTTTACTCATAGATAAATCAGGACTTGAAGATCCGGAATGTATTGCATCATCTAACTGGTTAAGTTCAAGTGTTACGGATTCACAGGACTGTTGCCATGCTAAGTAATCTGCATCACCATGATATGTATTACCGGTATCCGCATCTACTTCCATAGTAAAGTTTAACTCTTTGCCTACAGTTTCTTTGCTCGGAAGATTAGCCAGACCATAAGTTTTCAGTATCGGTTCGGAAAAGTAGTCATTAGTATCTGATAGGCGGGAAAGTCTCATTTCTTTCTTGTCTATCAAATTAGCGACATCTTCCCAATCCGGACAATCGACTTCGGCATATACTACCGGAATCTTGCCAAAACGATTCTTTATCTTTTTCACTTGCCAAACACCGTCCATAATACCGGAGTAAATAACATCTTTCGTATAGACTTTCACGCATTCGCAAGTACGGCCATTGACTTCTGCATTGTACTTATAGATAAAGCCGTCCATATCGTCGTCTTCATCAAAGTGTGGATAAAATTCACATTCGACATTACTATCCTTGGGAGTAGATAGAATCTTAACCTTCAACTGGCTTTTTCCATCATCTTTAGTGACCGGATAGAATATAATAGCTGCTTTGGTTTCAGATAACACCTTGCGAGCAAACTCTTTCAATACCGATTGCATCTTGAGCTTTCGCTTATAGACCTTCTTAAACTCATCAAATCCGTCATTCGAATCTTCTGCTGTGATAGTCATTTCACCGCCAAACAGAAAAGCAACAGATGTGCGGACGATCTTTTTAGGTAGGTTGGTTACGACCTTAGCTACATCGACAGTCTTGTCTTCTAGTCTCTTTGGCTTTTCGGCTCCTGTTTCGGGGTCAATTTCTACTTCTGTATCTGAATATACAGCAATCTTTTTAGGCTCCCGATACCCAACTGATTCTTTACGACGGGTTCTGTCTCCATTGTATTCCTCCATATATTCACGAGGATTACGATTTTCACGGGTATCAACACATAAATCACCTACTATGCTACCGAAATCTTCATTTTTCAGAATATCCTTAATGTCTGGCATATACTTTTCTCTTAAAATATATGTTCAGAAAAAAATCACCGACCAAGTGCATTGTTTTGTCCTTTTTTGGCGGTAAAAGTGTCGGAAAAGTGCTGAAAAAGATATTGTTTCTACAGCTGATAAATGTTATTTTATTGATAATCATTTAGTTGTGAGGGCGCTTTAATGTTGTCTTTTTAAGTTCACTAAATTTATACGTATTTCGCAGAAGCAGAAGCCAATCATGCTTTTGGGGATAATAGGTCTTTTTCAAACCTTGATACTAACCGAAAGCTATTCTTCAAAAATAAATAATAATGAAGGTATTTAAAAGAGTGGCTTATGCTATCAAATGGTTCTTATATCAAGAACAAAGTAGAGACAACCAAATTCTTTGGTTCATTTGGGATGTGATTACAACATTCTTTATGTAGTTATAGGAATGGATACTATCCACGGCCCACCTTACGGGTTTGCTTTTTGAGGTTTAGACCGATTGCTTCAGCAAATTCGGCAAGGATTGTCATGCCATCCGGAGCATCGTCATGAGCGTTATCACCCTCGCGCTTGTAACTGGTAAACGCTTTCATGAAACGACCGTAGTCTGATCCTTTAGAATATTCTGTTTCATCAAGAAAAGCACAATGCTTCTTTATCCAGCCAGCTTTCATGATGATACGTGTTTCCTTGTGCTGTGTTGTTGCCCGGGCTTGAATCATACACGATTTCTTTTTAGCTGTAACAAGTTTGCGTACATTGATAGCAAATATACGCCCGCCATTGTTTGATTCAATACGTAGTTGATCGCACTCTGTATCAATAACCATTTGCGCCAGGCGCGGTTCTGTGACTTCGACAGGATCTTTAGTGAAAAGAATATCGGTAATGAAGTATTTTGGACCAAACACCTTTGCGAATGGTGCGCAGAAATCATCATCTCCCTTATCAGCAGTATCACAGGCTCCGAGTGTTCCATCAGGTTTTTTCCCTGCAATATCGGCAAGTTTGAAGCGCATGAGAGACGATTTGGGGAATAGTAACCCTTTGGCCTCGAACGGTTCCTGCATATACTCGGCCATCCAAATACTTTCGTCTGTTTCAGAACGTAATTCCTTGTAATATTCTGTAGTATGAACATCGGCGCAGAAAGTTTCATCATTCTCATCCAGCGCAGCAATACGAATGATTTCATTGTACTTGCCGGCTTCTTCCATGCGTCCAAGGACATCATTAGAGGACCAGCGAGTACCAATATCAATCATACAGCAGCTTCCTTCAATACGGGAGTCATGCGTACCCTGCTTCCAAGACCATACCTTTTCATTGTTATTATCCGATAATGCATCTTCCAGACTCTTGTACAAGTCATCCGTCATGGCGAGCATTGACGCGCCAAATCCAATAACGGTACCACCAACACCACCACCGAAGTAGCTTACCTGCCGAGCGCCTTCCACACTCCAGCTCTTGACATTCTGCTTATCACCCTTTAAATGGATATCGGGAAATATTTCTTTAAAACGCCTAGATTTCACAACATCTCGAGTATCGTATGATAGTTTATTATAGAGAGTATCCGAACAACAGTTACGCATAACTGACTCTTCCGGAAAGTGTCCGTACATCCAGGCAATAAATAGAGAAGATATATAAGACTTTCCGGCACGTGGCGGCATACTGACAGCAAGACGGTAGATTATACTGGCAGAATATGATTCATACACACGCATGAACGCTTCTGCGACCTTTTTTAGGAACAGACGTTTAGAGAAAAACTTCGGATCATAGTACAAACAAAACGCCCAAAAGTCTTTCTTTGCTATTCGTTTGCGGAGTATGGTAGCAGCCTTTGCTTTACGAATCAATATTTGTCTTTTACTCTTCTTCTTTGCCATCAATTATAGCCTGTAGTTGTTCGTCACTCAATCCTTCCAATTCATCACCAAGGTTCACATTTGCATCAACTTCTTTTTTGTCTCTCCATTTCTCCGGCTGCCGGTTCTTCAGCCAGAATATAGCAGCTGTCGTATCAGGTGGGTAATGCTCAATATATTCTTTTGAGTCTGTTATTCTTCCTTCGGATGTTGCAAATTTTGTTGCCTTACAGGAATAACCGATAGCACGATTATATAACCGAGATGCAACGTTCGCATCCGCAATATTCTTTCCTTTTTTTAGGGACTCAAGAAATTCGGGATAGTCTTTTTTCCATTTATTTAAGGTTTGCTCTGAAATAGAGAAGAATTCGGCGAGCTCTTTATCTGTTGCACCCAACAAACAAAGCTTTAGAGCTTGATCGGCATACTCTATTCTGTACTCTGATTTACGCCCTCTTTTTTTCTTCTCGGCCGGATTCTTCTTCTCTGTCATAAACTAACCAAAACTAGCAAATTGTGATAATTCAGCCTTCAATTCAGGCAACCTTCCATTATCAAAATAGAAAGAAGAACGCATTTTTCCCTGTTTTTTTACTCCACGCATGGTTTTACACAAGTGTTCTCCTTCCATTATAATACCAACTGCTAACGGTGGGTGTTCTTTTCCGAGTGCATCCACTATCATCGTAACGACATCTTGAGCTAGTCTCTCCTGTACCTGTAAGCGGGCTGCACAATAATCGATAACGCGGCCAATCTTTGAGATGCCTAATATGCTTCCTTCCGAATTAGGAATATAGGCAAACCAATACTTTCCGAAGAAAGGCATCATGTGGTGCTCGCACATTGAGTAGTAGTTACCAGAGTCTGCAACTATACTGTTAAAGGATAATCCATCTTTACCATTGGGGAAAGTCGTTATTTTCGGTGCCTGTTCAGGATCATACCCGCGAAATAGTTCTTTCCACATTCTGACAATGCGTTCCGGTGTTCCTTTTAATCCTTCGCGTTCTGGATTGTCACCAATATACGATAGGATTGTTCTTACTGCACATTCAATATCTTTTGTGTCTGTAGACTTAGTTTCCATTTTGGGTGTTCTTTTACGTAGTTAATAACTTCTTCTGTGTTTTGACAGGAACATGGTTGCAGATAATATACTGCAGCTGTCATGGCTTCATAGGTTGACAGATCTTGCCCTGTATAGACGACTTTTATTTCGTGAGGATTGACAACAAAAACTTTGCTTCCTTCTTTCGGCGAGCAAGTAATCCAATCAATGCCGATAGGAAGGGGAACTGTCCCGTTTGTTTCTATCTGAACGAACTTCCCTGCCTGATGGAGCTTATTGATAAACTCTTGATCTACCTGCAATCCCGGCTCGCCACCGGTCAAAACAACGAAGCGGGTAGGGTAGAAGCAAACCTCTTTGATAATTTCCTCATCCGACATTTCTCTTCCGGAAGAATGTTGTGTATCACAGAAGGGACATTTCAAATTGCATCCAGAGAAACGAACGAAAACAGCAGGAGTACCAGTACGATAACCTTCTCCCTGTATACTGTAAAAAATCTCATTAATCTTTTTCATACCACGCAATATTATTTTCAGATTCTTGTACCATTACTTTAAAACATCCCGGGATCTGATCACAAATCCATTTTGCCATATTCTCCGCAGTTGTATTGAAGGGAAGTATCTCATTCAGATTCTTGTGATCTAGTTTGTCCTGGATCTTCTGTTTGATATGTGTAAAATCGACTACCATACCATCTTGATTCAGTGTTTTTGCACGACACCAAACAATAATAATCCAATTGTGCCCGTGCAGGTTCTGACACTTACTTTCATAGGATAGCTTCAAACTGTGTGAAGCTGAAATCTCAATACGCTTTTTTACTATGTACATAATTTCATCTTTGGTTACTTAATAAATAATCATATTCGTGCAAACATAACTCACCGGCCAAACAAATTTTTGCCAAAGTGAGTTTAGAGCGAGGATTGAATCGATACTTTTTTACTAATTGATCGATATTTTCTGCATAAAATTCTAATAACTTTGATTCATCTAAATTTTTAATGTGTTTTGTTAATTTCTTCCCATTAATGACAAATGGAAGTTTCGGCCATCTTACAATAGCACTCCAAGTTGTACTATCAGCACTCGTGCAAAAGCTGTTTTCTTTCAACATTTTGGATTCGGTGCATCCCAACAGATGTATATCAATTTGAGGCTTTTTCTTCTTGATATATCGAGTCAGATAGGCAACATCTGTTTTGTAGGTTCGATTCTTATGTATTCTCAACTCTGGAACACTTATTGCAATATAGTCCGAGAAGTCTATCAAGCGATCAAGTCCCTTTTTTCCGTCTTCCAGATGAAAAACGTTGATTATCCTGTTATCAGGAAGAAGACGTTTCATCTCTTTTCTGAATTTCCAGGCAATTTCTGGGGAAAGAATTTTTTGGCAATCAACTTCAACACATGTTCCAGTGAATCCTGTTTCTTTCACAAATTCGACTAATTTTAACATCCAAGTGTATAAGAATTCTTCATCATGTTTTCCTTTGTCTGCTCCAAACATTAAAGTAAACAGTCCGGAATCCATTATTGCATGCTCACCAAGAGAAGAAACTAATGAAGGAATGATATTATTTCTATTTTTATTTGAAAGCTTGCCATTAATCATTTGTTTGACGAATGGATAGCATGTAAAAAGGAAATACTTTACTCCTACAGCATGAAGTGCCGTTAGTTTATCCAGATTTTCGCATCCTGCAAAATGAACTTTAAGATTATCTTTGAATAGCGGCTCCACCGAAATCATCCTCCAATACTTCAACTTCATTCATACTAGAAAAACGATTTAGAAGCCATTGTGCAATATCTTCGCATGAATATGAACCAAATTCACATGGTGATCCAAATTCATTCTGCAAAGTGCTTTCTAGCTTTTTCTGCATCGTATAAATTTCAATTTCTCTGTTATGGTGTAATACCTCAAACTTGCATCGTATTACAAATACGTGTCGATGCCGTGCCGATAAATAAATGCATGAAGGAGGTGCATCCGGATAGGAATGAAAACCAATTACTTGATTATAAGTAATAACTCGTTTATTCATCGTCATCCTCCTTTTCATATACATTTCTTCCACAGAAAGGGCAGATCAACACTTTTTCTTTTTTTGAAGCTGGTTGAGTACTCCCACTAAAGAAATCGTCCAATTTATCTTCATCAATGTTGAAGTTAGGAATATTCAAATTCCATTCACCTAACATATCAAGATTAAAATCATCAACGATAGCAGAGAAGTTAAAACGAGAAGTATCGGAAGTATGATTATCTGCCAAGGCTAGCAGTTTTCTCTTTTCATCTTCCGTAGATAAATCTTTGCGTTTAATAACAATGAGCTCTGTTCCGTCAGACTCTACAATACGTACTTTGAGGCCTAACTTTTGAGCTTCCTCATACACGCCGTTTCCAGCGATTAACACATTGTCACGGTCGGCCAATACGGACCGACCGGCTCCACATTCAACGAGGCTTTTATGAATAAGCCGCTTGTTTTCGTCCCCATGGATACGATAGTTCCGGGGATCAATCTTAATTTCTACTTTTTCTTCCATGACCAAGGAATTTTCACTAAAATATAGTTTCCCCGGCTATTTTCTTTCTAATAAGTTCCTGCACTCCGTTATAAATTTCATATAGTTGTTTCAATGTCTCCGGACCCTCCCAATCGGAAAAATTACCGTCCTGGAAGAAATGAAACTCAAAAACACGAGCTGCTACTGGACCTAAATCAAGGCTTTCAAATGTATCTCTTACTAAATGCAGTTTATTTAGTATTTCAGTATTTCTATCTTCTGATTCATCCGGGATATCTTCAATATCCAGCCTTGAATAATCTACATTATCATCCACAGGCAGGGGCTTGTATCTACTCCTATACTGTGAAGTAGGAGAGGAAGCGTTTAGCTTTATCATCTTCAAAACAAAGAAATCAAGCTCTGTATAGCCATTTTTTTTTGTTTCAAGTAGTTTGTCAAGCAACCTGTTTTTCTTTTGAAGGAGCGAACAAATGACCTCATTTAAGACATCTGTCGCTTCATCAGGAATGCCGGCAAGCCCACAATGATACAAAGAGTAATCAAGCCAGCGTTCGTAGCGTTTAGTTATGTAATTATTTACTGCTTTACTTGCCATAAGCACAAAGATTTTATATATTTGCTGTTCCTAATAGCTATAAGCTTTGTGCTTATGAGAGTGGCCGGCGGTGGTATGCTGGCCGCTTTTATTTTTCCAACTCTTTACCCTTGGTAATGTTGTAATTACACAAATACATCCCGATATCCATTTCGGCTACATCTGGAGGAGGAATACTTTCACCGTAAATCTTACGTAGAGCCTCTTTATTGCCTCCCCATGCTTTCCAAAGTACCATGGGCTCATACTTATCAGGCAGATATGGAAATAGCTCACAGAAGGTCTTGAAGTCCTGTTTTGCTTTTTCTCGTTCTCTTCTGGTATTTTGAACTCCCGTTACGATATCTTTAATCAAGTTCTCATTACGGGCATAGCCAGTTTCAGCCTTTTTTCGTATTAGTTCATTTTCTCTATGCTCAATTTCACGTCGCCTGTCTTTGCAAAATTCGACAAGTGCTACCATGATCGCTTGATTATTGATCTTCGACCCCCAGACGAATTGTCCGCGGCTGCCGTTCTTTAGCTGGGAGAAGAAGATACATAACTCGGCTAAATTCAGGTACCAGTAGCTAGATAGTATCGACAGGGCCGTTTCTGCCAGCTGGGCATTAGTCAACTCAACACCGGCATATCTCAGCACAGATTTCAAATGCTCGGTAATGATCTCTACCGATGTTGAGTTGCTAAAGCTCCTGTTTACGTCTGCCAAAGTGGGTATATTCTCTGCATTAGCCACATCTGACAATGAGACATTACAGTTTAGTTGTGCGATTGTACCGCTCCATTCAGCGACCAATTGAGAGGCTGTCGATCCAGCTTGTAAGGCCTGCTGTATCGGCGTTAGTTCCTTTCTGATTGCTGTCTTCTGGACAATCTGTGACGGACTTAGCACTACCTGCAGTTCTGTTTTTATTAGTTCTCCGTTCATCTTTCTTGTTTTTAAGCTCAATTTTCAGCCAACTAGCAAAATGGGACATAGCATCTTTGGGAGACTTCGCTGTTTCGCCTTTATTCTGTTGCTCCATGAAAAACTGCTTCAAATACTCGTAAAAAGCTTCTAGTGTAAAGTCATTGTAGCCGGAAGAACGAGTATTCATCGTTACTGTTTCCGCCCATGATTGATTTGATTTAAGTTCAGCATAGCAATCATCTAAGGACTTATCGAAGAAGCTATCCGCCGGAAAAAGTTCTCCCACGCGTATATGTGGGGGAGAAGATTTTCTTTTATTTACTTTACTTTGTTCATTATCACCTACATTTATTGAGTTATTGACGTCATTAATCGAGTTATTGACGTCATTAATCCAAAAATCAGGGATAATTTCAACATCTTTCCTTTTTGAAGTGCAGCTTTTAAATCTATTTTGAATACCACGGGAAGATAAAATATGGAACTTTCTATACAGGGTGTTATCGAATAATTCCACTTGTAGGGCCTTCTTCACGACTTCACTTACGGCGCCCTCGGATACCCCGACTATATCAGCAATATCAAAAGGCATTTCTTTGTCCCACACGATGTAATACCCTTTATCCTTGTAGATATTACATAGCAGGCAAATTAGTATAGTGACGGAATTTGGGCCACAAGCATTTATTATCTTGCGTACTTTCCTATCAGATAAGAAATCTGTATCTAAAGGAAAATAATCCAGTCCCTGTTTTAATGGTCTTGCCATATTTAGATCTTTTTTATGCCGTCAGCTTTTGACGTATTAAGTTCATATTCTTTGTTACGAGCCCGATAATGCGTTCATGATACTCGGTGTTTTGGTTACAGACACCACGAGATTGAACAATACTTAACGTCTTCAAATTGACCTCGACTGTTTCAACATGTTTCTTGCCTATTCGGGCAGAAAGAATGAGTGAATCCTTTTCTTTAT